GTTTCCTGTATTATTTGATTTGATAGATCTATTATAACCGGTCGTCTAATTAAAGTACACCGTTTTATCCATAGTTGACTAAACTAGTATACTATTCAAATCAATAACTTATGACTTCCCGCGACCCTGCATGAACTCTTCTACTAGTAGAGCAACCATCAGGATTCCGCAAAAAGCCCATAATTCGATGGTCATATAGAATGCATGCAGGATTTCGTTCATACTTACTTAGCCTTCGTGATGGTAACTTTGCCGGGCTTCTTGGCAGCTTTGATTGCCTGTGACCCGACCGGACCGGTGCGCAGTGCAATCAGCTTAGCTTCCAGTGCCACGATACGATCAGCCTTCTTAGCAACCCGTGCAGCCTTCTTATCGGCTTGGACCTGTTGCTTAGCAGCCCGTACCTGAGTCCGTTCGTTACGAGCGGTCAGTACCAGATTGGCGATCGTGGTGCGAATCTGCTTGGCTTCAACAGCCTTTGCCTTGAGTTCGCCGCGGAGGGTTTTGATCTGTGTGATTGTGTTCATGTGTATATTTCCTTTAGATTAAAATTAAACAGCTGTAGTTAAACGTGCTTCCATCATCTCAGAGAGGATGTATTTGGCAATGTTCATATGCTTACGAGCAGCTTCAGCACTTCCCATCACCAACAATTCCTGAGCATCCGATAGAACTCCCATAGCAACCATTTCCAAGCCAGACAGGCGAGCCGTAATAGAGCCCATGTATTCCCGTTGGATCGTTTGTGTTGAGATGCCGTAGCAGTTTGTTTCGAATTCAGTCATTTTTCTATCCTTTATTTGATTTGATAGATCTATTATACTCTATAGACGAATTAAAGTACACCGTTTTTCACTGTTTTTACTGTTTTTTTTTATCTTTAGAATCAACAACTTAGTCACACCGCGTATTCTCGGCTCAAAGACCGTTCTCGTGGCTCACGTGATACGCTGGAGGCCTATAACGTCGGATCCAGACGGACTTTGAAGGACTTTGAAGGACTTTGAAGGACTTTGAAGGACTTTGACAGGCTTCCAAGGACTTCGACAAGCTTTAGAGCGTATTCGGCTCTATACACACACCATAAATAGCTTTCTCTCTTCGTTGACTACCTAAGAAGAGACTCGAGAGGGAGAACTCCGTGCGCTATCCTAGTAGATTAAGGACGCCCATTCCACTACGCGCATGACCTACTTGATATCTACTCGCTATATCAAGCAAATGATCCCATTTATTCTTATCGAGCGATCCCGCTATTCCTAGACCATGTATGATTGATTTTATATGATGTCTTCTATACCACGTACCTACAAACACGCCATGGACTTCTCTCATCCCTCTTATCTGATTTATATAACAAAGGTTTACATAATCGGGAAGATTTGGTTTGTTTTTTACATAATGATAGAATTCGTTCTGAGTTCCAGCAATGACGAAGATCTTGTCACGAGTCATCTGACTTTGGAAGCAGCGCGCTAGTTTTTTCGAGTTCTTTCCACGCCTCTTCTTCCTCCTCGGTTACTGGGAAGATAGGATACTCGACGTCGGGATACTCGTACTCGAAGTTTGGATCTCGACTCTGGCTGAGTCGACGTTTCTTAATCATTCTTCAATATTTCTTTGTTCGTCTTCATCGCACTCGTCGATCACGCTTCTTAGCATTTTTTCGACAAGCTCGTTAAGAGTAAGATCATGCTCGTGAGCCATCTTCATCAGGTTGAACATAAGATCCTGCTCTAGATCTAGCTGCACTTGAACTCGAGTATCGTAATCTTCGTCGTTGGCGATCGCGATTGCCTTCTCGAGGAAATCGTCATCGACTTCTAGATCGGTCCAATCGACACCTTCCCAAGCTTCGTCCTCTACTCCACGCCGAGTCATCTCTTCCTTATAGGCATCTACATACTCGGGATTCATCATGCGATACGCTCGATCGTTCTTCATGTCGCATACCGAGACTTCGTAGACTTCCTGTGTCTTTGTATTGAATACGATCGAGAATGAAGTTCCATCCTGCTTACCGTCCCAACTATCGAGTTGATATGTTTCGAAACACTTGCCAAAGCAAGTCCAGCCATATTCACTACCCTCGGTGACTCGATAATCTACGAGCTCCATCCATTCCTTCATAGTAATCATTGTTCTTTTCCTTTTTGACGAACATTTCTACACGATTCACATTCGGTGCGAACCCAACCATCACCTTGTGTACTTCCAGGATTTCCACAACCTTCACATATACGACCCGATAACGATTCTGCTAGTGATACCATTCCATCGATACGCTCGTCGCCACCGCTGTAGTAGAATCGTAGCGTGCCGAATTTTTCTTTTACTTGGTCGAGTGTTACCTGACGGACATTTTGTTTTTCTTTGTTTTGCCAATCGATGTGACTTTGGATATTACCCATCAGCGTTTCGATCAGAGGAAACCACCCATCACCACATTCGAAACCCCAGCACATACATGTTTCCTGCATATCCTTGCCACGATTGACCATCATCTTTGGATATGCCTTACACAGGTATTCGTCGTTTTCTTTTTTCATTTAATTTCGTCCGACGTTTCTGTAAAGTCTTTGATAAGTAGATCGAGTGCTTTGATTCTAAGCATGTTCCCCGTTACATCTTCGGGATGAAGCCAAACACCCTTAGGATTATCTTCGGTCTTTGGATTCTTTTTCCAGCGCGCCAATTCATTTTTAAGATTTGCGCGATAGTCTTTTAGGTTCATACTAGTAATGCGATCAGCGGTCTCGCCGTCGATCCATTGATAGAGTTTATGCTTCTCTTTGCTCATTTTTAACTCCAAGTCCGATGACGTTCAGCTACATGCTCAAGTCCATCATATTCATGAATATACCAGTCAACGTTATCGGGAACTTCTACGATCTTAAGATCTGCAGCCCAACCAAATGATGCTTCACCCATTTCTTCGATTACTGCGATTAAGTCTGCATCAGTACGATCCTCGCGATAATCATATGAAGATAAGCATGCGTCATCTTCACCTGCTTGACCTGCCTTCCAATAATCGAATTCATTACCTACAAAGTTGTGTTTTGCTGGTGTTTTTTCGTACGCAACATTTTTGCGTCGAAGCACTTCTTCAAAAGCCGCACTTGAAATATCAAACCCACCGAAACACGTGTTAATCACTACTTTCATTATCATTACTCCTGGACTTCGTATTCAAAAACTTCAACATCATCGAAGCCGCCGCTTGCGGCCAATTTAGCACACACCGCATCAGCACGTTCCTTAGAAGCATATATCGCCTCAGGCTCAGATGAACAGTCTTCATTGTTCCATGAACCTACCACAGCATAAACTTTCATTATGCAACCTTCCGAAAATAACCATAAGGAAGACCTACTGTATAGCATAGGTATTCATCGTCACCATTAGTATTTTCTGCGTCATGAATCCAACGTAGCGCCGTGGCACGATCACCAGCGCCAGAGATAATGATGGTTTGAATACGAGCTTCAAAGTCCATAGTCGCTTGAGCTTCCTGCACACAGCGATTAGCTTCTTCACGCTGAATTTCTCTGCTGAGCGATTCGAATTCGTTTTCAAAATCGGCTTCGGTCCAAGAGGAAGTGTCGATACCACGAGGACGAACACCGTAGGCATCCTTATACATGTCCCAGAATGTGCAAGCATGCTGCTCGAGAATACTCATTTCTTCCCAGCTTTTGAATTCGTTGCTCATTTTTGTTCCTTTTTCCATTTGATATAGCTATTATACTATAAAGACGAATTAAAGTACACCGCTTTTTTCAGCATGAAAGCACAAATATTGGCGCACTTGATTCGGATCTTCGTGCCAGGTGTTCTCCGGCGTCTCTAGTGCAAAAGCGTAATTAGGACTATTCCACCAACGCGCTGCAAACTCATGAGATCCTACTATTCTTTGCACGATGGCATCAGCTTCTTGTTTTGTAAAGACTACCATTCGCGTCTTTCCCAGATGTAAACATCAATGCGCTGCGCATCTTCTAGTTTAATAGACTTAATCCACTGATTGCGATACTTACTAGCTGCAGGATTGTTTTTCCCAAGACGCGCTTTAAGACATACACGATAAGTTATAAGCTTTTTATTGCCAGTACGTTTTGCGTTATCACGAATAAAAGTATTTGTAATCGCAATTGCTTTACGAACACGTTCGATTTCTTGCATTTCGCTGACACACAATACGTCCGCTGTAAACAAATAAGATGAACTTTTACGCATGATTAAGCCTTCATCGCAATTTTACGAACTGGGCCTTTCCACTTGGGAACCTTAGGCTGAGGAAAAGCACTAAAATCATATGCTGCACCACCAGCACCTACGTTTTTACGGGGACGACCACGTCCTTTTTTCGCTACTTCAAACGTTTGAGCTTCTGCGCCTTCTTCGGCAAGACGACCAGAGTAAGCACCTTCGCCAGGTTCGTGGCGAATAACGCCGGGGCTAACAAAAAAGATTGTGCCACCGGTTGAAGATTGTGCAGTTTTCATCATAAATTTATTTCCTTTTTTCACTTTATATAGCTATTATACACCAATTACGAATTAATGTACACCGTTATTTTATACTCGTGTAAGCATACTTGCTGGTACGAGAAACCGTCCAAGGTTGCTTTCCACAACTACTTTCGTACGCTTCACTTCAAGAACTTTACCAGATACTGATCCACGTTTTTGCGACATGTATTTCACCGAATCACCGGCGTTAAACTCGAACACCGCACATCGATTTTGAGTACGCTGTTTTTCTTTGACGATCGCTATGATCTGACGATTCATCTTTATGAGATCTTGCGTAGTCATTGCATTCATTTGAGTTACTGTCAACATTTTCGTTCCTTTTTCCATTTGATAGAATAATTATACCATAACGTCTAATTAAAGTACACCGTTATTTTAATTAATCTCCCGAGTCAATTTCATGAGATGACATACAATGTACGCAGGTGTAACGAGTCAGGCAACGCCCTATGGTTACACCTTTATATTCATGCTTACATGGAGTTCCATCTTCACGGAGAGGCACCTGACCGCACGGGCTACCATACATCATTTGCCCACCGCAATTGTTACAGCGAAGAGTGTCGGTTACTTTATCGTATCCAGCATATACGTGTTTGTAAGGGTCATTGCCAGCTGGTGTACGACCTGATCCGTTACATACGGGACAAATCCCGTGCCCTTTTTTGATTTCAATTTGATTTTCCATAATAGTATTATATCAAATTGACGATTTATTGTACACCGTTTTGTGCGAAATGTCTAAGTTGTTGATTTATATAGGTTTAGTCAATTATGTTCAAGTTTTCTCCATGTTCACTTTTCTTGAACATACGAAAAAAGTGAACATCAGTCTTCAGCTATTGTCCATACGTCTCCAGCGGCTACGAATTGGTTTTTCTTAAGTGCTGGCTTTTCAACAAATATTTGTGGAGCTACAGGCTCATCAGTTTCATCGAAGTTAAGATTCCACGCTATCTCCTGTCCTTTTGCTGTGTTGAGCATACGATCTCGCATCTTTTCTCTGTACTCTTGATCGCGCCCTTTGTTAGAACATATCTTTGAGCAAAACACTCCCTTCTTACGATGCTTAATCGCACAGGTTGGACACTCTTTTTCTCTATAGACTCCCGGCATAGCATATTAGTTTGGCTGAATATAAATATCTATATCAAGTATTAAGGAGGTATCATATGTCATTAGAAATAAATGAAAAAACAGAAATCACGATTCCAGTAAAAACGTTGATATCTATTGTTGCTTGTTTATTAGTGGCATCATGGTATGTTTTTACTACGCAAAATAAAATTGCAGATTTAGAACATACTGTTAAATTGCAGGATGAAAGATTTCTTAGTTATACGAATCAGCCCGGCCGTGAACACCTCGAGGTGCAACTAATAAAAAGAGATCTCGAATATGTTCGTAAAGAAATTGAATCATTAAAAGGCAAAAAATAATGGCGTATAGCGATAAAGTATTAGATCACTATGAGAACCCACGTAATGTAGGTTCTCTAGATAAAGATGATTTATCAGTTGGCACTGGCATGGTTGGCGCGCCAGCATGTGGTGATGTGATGAAACTACAAATAAAGGTAGATGAAGATGGTATTATTAGAGATGCTAAGTTCAAGACATATGGCTGCGGTTCAGCAATCGCCAGTTCGTCGCTGGTTACAGAGTGGGTTAAGGGTATGCATATTGATGCTGCTGCTAACTTACGCAACAGTCAAATCGCTGAAGAACTAGCACTACCTCCAGTTAAGATTCATTGCTCTATACTCGCTGAAGACGCAATTAAAGCAGCGATACATAATTACAAAGAAAAACATGATTTCGTTAACTGAAAAGGCATACGATAAAATCAAAGCTCAACTTCAGAAAAGAGGTAAGGGTATTGGCATTAAGCTCGGCGTAAAGACTACTGGTTGTAGTGGGCTTGCATATACTATGGAATACGTCGATAAATATGAGGATGAAGTCGGTGTAATTAATTATTCTCAAAAAGATTTTGTCATGTTAGTAGATGCTAAATCAGAATTATACTTAAACGGATTGACCATGGATTGGGTTCGTAATGGACTTAATGAAGGATTCGATTTTAAAAATCCAAATGAAAAAGATCGATGTGGTTGCGGAGAAAGTTTTAGAATATAACAAAGGAAAATGATATGGGATTCAATCCGTTTAGCAAAAAAAGCTGGGACAAAGCAGTTGACGATACAAAGAAAGCTGTAGTTGATCCAGTAGTAGATACTGCAAAGCAGGCTGCTGATGCTGCTGCTAAAGTTGCTGCAGACGCGCAGCGTCTAGCAGAACAACAAGCCGCTGAAGCAAAAAGAGTTGCTGATGCTGCTGCAAAAGCAACTGCAGACGCTGCAGCTAAAACAGCGAAAGCAGCAACTGATACTATAAACACAATTAATAAAACTGTTGTTAGTACTGCTGGACAAGCAAAGGTTGCTGTAACGAAAAGTGCAATGGCTACTGCCAAAGTTGCCGATGCTGCAATGAATGATATTGAAGCAGGTAGTAAACTTGCAGTCAAAGGTCTTGAGCAAGGTGCTTATGCCGTTAAAGACGCAGGTGAACTTATTGCAGCATGGGCAGAAGCAAATTATTGCCAGATTGGCGTTAGCGTTGCGCTAGGTTCAATCTTTGCAGCATTGCTATATCGTCCAGAACCTAGTAGCGTGGCAACAACTACTGCTGCTACTGCTCCATTAAGTGCTACAGCTATTCTTTATCTTGCAGCTAAAGAAACTGTTGGCGCGGTTGCATTAGGTACTGCATGTGATTTGACGGCGAAGGCGTTTGTTGAATTAATTTGGATCGCACCAGATGTTCGCAAAGCAATTGGCAACTCTAATAAACAAATCTTAACAGATGGCATTGCTTTTACGTTATGTAAGAGCATTGATGTTGCTGCAGGTGCTATGGTTATACCACAAAGTTGTGCAGCAGTAGTAGCAGGTATTGTAACAACATTAGTAGCACAATTGGCATGTGAGCGTACATTACCAAATGGTGCTCGTGAATGGGCAACAACCGGAGCAAGTGGTCTATAATATGATAACAATAACAGAATCTGCAAAGACAAAAATTCTAGATCTTCTTGCAGAAGAAAATAATCCCGACTTATTTTTAAGAACATTCGTTCAAGGCGGAGGATGTAGCGGAATGACTTATGGATTTACATTTGATGAAATAATTAATGAAGATGATTTCCAAATGCCAATGGCAGAATCAAAGATACTGATAGATGCTATGAGTATGCAATACTTAACGGGAGCCACTGTTGACTATAAGGAAGATCTCGAAGGTTCACAGTTTATCATATCAAATCCAAATGCTCAATCAACATGCGGTTGTGGCAGTTCGTTTAGCGTATGATTAATGCAAATCCATCAGCCTAAAATTATCTTAATAACAGATTTAATAGATAGTAGAAAGCGCAAGGAAGAAGAGCTTGCATTTTATAACGTCGAGTTAAAAAAACTTATAGAAAAAATGCGGTTTGTACAATTAGAGATAAGATTAACTAATGACATCATTCATATGATAGAACATGAAAAGGTAAAAGAAATAAAATGAAAAAACTTTTATTAATATTAGCAATAACAACTCTCGGTGGTTGTTCTACAATAAAGAACTTATGGGATGCATACCCAAGAGATCATGATCCAGTTATGTTACACCAATTGGTTTCTGTTAAAATCGCAGTAGAGAAATTAAATTGCGACGATAAGAACTGGACAGACGCTGAGAATAAAATTCAACATCTTAAAATATATTCTGATCTAAGAGGAGATCCTCAAGCAAAATCTATTTCTCAATTAGAAACAGCTGTAGCAAAAGCTAAAGAATCTGATAAGAAATTATTTTGCGAATCTGTTATTAAAGTTCAAAAAACTAGAATAGATGTTATTACAGAAGCTTGGGGAGGAAGATAAATGTTAGATAAACTTAGAGAAGCGGTAGGTGCTGGTGGTCCTGCAGCAGTACTAGCATCTGAACTTATAGAATTACGCCAACAATACGTCGATCAAAAATTAACATTAGAAGAGTATCAATTTTTGACAGATGAAATAGCATCTGTTCGTGCTTCTCAAGAACTTGCATCTGACGAAGCAGCAATGCGATTTATAATCACTGCAGCTAATGCGCTGTCTATGATTGTGTAATGAATTTTATAAATGAACTTATAGGAGTTAACCATGAACGCAAATGAATTATTGACTTTTGCTAAAATTTCTGAAATCACATATGAAAATCCAGATACATCTGTTAAAAAATTTGGTACGTTTGGGTATTCTGTTATTAAATTTTTCAACAAATCTGGAGCCCAAGCATATCTTTTAACTAATGGTACTAGTAACGTATTGAGTTTCAGAGGAACAGAAGTTAAAGAGAAATCAGATGTTGTTGCAGATTTAAAAATGCATAAAGTATTTGAAATAGATTATGCTTCTGTAATTTCTAAAGGACAAGTTCATCAGGGATTTAGAGATGAACTTGATAAACTCTGGCCTGATATTCAAACACAATTAAGCACTAATAAAAGTATACCACTATACATTACTGGGCATAGTCTTGGTGCAGCAATGGCGACTATTGCAGCTAGTAGAATTTCTAATAAAGTAGAAGCATTAGTGACTTTTGGTTCGCCTAGAGTTGGCACAAAAGCATTTATAGAAAACTCTAAAGTGTTGCATTTTAGAGTGCAAAACAATAATGATGATGTTCCTAAAGTTCCTCCACTCTCGTTAGGGTTTAGACATCATGGTACTAATGTCTATTTGACTTATGAAGGTAAAATAAAGGAATACAATATTTGGCAACGCATTATAGATATGCTAAGATCTCGAAAGAAAGCACTCTCGAAGGGAGAACGCTTCAAGGGAATTAAAGATCATATGATGAGTAATTATATTAAAAAATTATCAAACTTAACGTAGAATCAAATGAAATTAATAGTACTGTTGTGTTTGCTAATAACATCATCAGCACAAGCTTGGACTCAACGTCCTCCTGAACAACTATCTAAATGTTCAGTGCATGCTCCTTATGGGTTACCTATAGCAAATCCCAAAGTCGATCACATATGTCGTCAAGCATATTTAGTTGGATATGATGCTTCAGCTAAGTTACCAAGATATACAAACTATACTCTTACGCCACCCAATGCACTAGGATGTATTGCTCGCACTAATGCATTTGTGGCTGATGAGTCTATTGTAAATGGTGCTCATCCTGATGATTATGTTGGTACTGGATACGACAAAGGGCACATGGTGCCCGATGGAGATTTGTCTTGGGATCAGCAAGTAGAATATGAATCTTTTCTTATGACTAATATGGCGCCACAGGCTGGATCGCTAAATCGTGGAATATGGAAATCATTAGAGACATCAATACGAGGTTGGACTGTACAGAGTTCTCAACCACATACGATTTATGTTGGTGGAATATATAATGCTAGCAATAAAAAGATAGGCGATGGAGTTGTTGTTCCACACGCCTATTATAAAATCGTAATTAATAACCAAACTAAAGAATTTGCTGCATGGCTATTTCCACACATCGAACCATATCCAAATTTAGGTAATGATTTAACACGCTTTCGTTTGCCGATTAATCAAATTCAAAAATTAGCAAATGTGCAATTTAAATTACCAAAGAATGCTAAAGAACTAAATCCACGAAAAGAGTGGGACGTAGACTTTGGAGATCTCACCAAAACTAAACGCGCTAAGTGCAGGGCCTCGGTGGAGAGAATCGAACTCCCGTAAGCAGATTTGGAGGCTGCTGTAATACCATTATACTACACCGAGAAATTTGGTACCATCTAATGGGATCGAACCACTGACCAACGCTTTATCGAAACGCTGCTCTACCGCTGAGCTAAGATGGTATTATATTGGCTCCGTATCTGGGTAACGATCCCAGCTAGTCATTGATTACAAATCAGTTGCTCTACCGCTGAGCTATCAAGGAATACTGGCGGAAGTGGTAGGATTCGAACCCACGGTACCTTTCGGTACTTCAGTTTTCAAGACTGCTGCCTTAAGCCATGCTCAGCCACACTTCCATAAATTGGTGCCCTCACCATGATTCGAACACGGCACCTACTGATTACAAATCAGTTGCTCTACCAAATGAGCTATAAGGGCAGTGCTTAAAAATAAGTGCTTCCTCTCTGCGGTGGTAACTTAGTGCATCAGCAAATATTTGGCCGAACCATCTGAAAACTCATGTTACCATCATCAGGACAAAACCAAACTGCATCCCACACACACCTTCCATCCACTCCTCGGCCAGAGAGGATTCTCGCATTGCCAGCGCCCTTGTTAAGGGTACAGTCCTACGGCTATCACACCGTCTCTCATCATGCGGACCACATTATCCGTTGATTAGACGGAACGTTTGGTCTCCAGTGTGGGATTCGAACTCACATTATTCCTCGCCCCAAACGAGGTGCCATAACCAAGTTAGGCGAACCGGAGAAATATCTTGGTAGCGGGACTTGGATTCGAACCAAGGATGGCAATGGCTTATGAGACCACGCTGGTGACCAGACCCTTCCCGCATTGTTCTAACTATTTATTAACAAAAAGTGTGGCCATTGACTCAAGGGCGACTCGTGGGAGAATCGAACTCCCGTAAGCGGATAGACAATCCGCAGTAATAACCTCTATACGAACGAGTCAAAACTGGTGGAGCAACTTGGAGTCGAACCAAGATTGTTTACCCAAAGGGACGAGATTTACAGTCTCGGGATGCACACGCCATAGCATCAATTGCTCCAATAATATTAGTTTAGTGTTATTGCGCCAATTTAGGAGTTGGGTGCTTCCCATCCAAAGCCGCTGCAGTTATATCAGGATCCGCCTCCGGCTGATGGGACCCGCATAGTCTATACGTCTATAAACGATACCTTAATAACACTAAACTAATACTACGTTTCTTACTCTTTATATATCCTATAAGAAAGTGCACTGGCAAATCCCTTCCCGAGTTATGCATTTGCTCTGCGCACTCTTGTTATCACGTATTCCTTGGACTTGAGATTAAACTCTAGAATGCAAACTCTTTTAATGGGTTACCCCATTCGCCTGACTTACTTCCATCCTCAACGGTACTGGGCAATGCACTTACTTATAGGTGGTGGTTTTTCTTATAAAAAGGATTAACCACCAAACCTTATCGTGCCTCATGCACCGTATTTACCGTTGACTTAGAGAGGACTTTTGAAATTCAACAATTCATAATCTATTATATATCAATTACGAATTAATGTACACCGTTTTATTCTATATCAATTTCAATTTTATCTATTGGAGTTTCATCGATATTTTTCAACCAAATTTTTATAGTTTTAATAAGTTCTTTTTCGTTTTCACATTTTAAGTTATATAAAAATCCTAGTTCATCTGTTATTTTAATTTCGTACATATTCGTCTTTTTTCCATTTGATATAGCTATTATACTATAAAGACGAATTAATGTACACCGTTTTATTCGTCTGTTGGTTTTTGATTTTCAGCCTTACGCAAAGCTTTATTCGTCTTTACGTGAGCGCCTGCTTTTTTAAAGCGACATAAAACAAACCATACATTACGCGGCTTAAACATTTTTCTCTTATTCATTTCCAAGGGTACTCACTTTGATGCTGATCATGATCTTCGTAATCGCGCGGCCAGTGATCTTGATTTGCCATTTCAAACAACTCACTTATTTCATAAGCCTTTTGACCACACATCGGGCAAAAGTAAACGTTGTCTACATTGTCCCAGCATTCTGGATCAGAAACAATATCTTCTTTACATTTCGTGCAATGAAGATCAAGATTTTTGAATACGTAATTTTTCATTATAAACCTACAGTTCCTTGACATGCGCCTGTACCACGTGTGTAACGACTTACAGTTTGTGTCCATACAGTATAGCGAGATTTTTCAATTGGAAAAGTCGTTGTACCTTTTTTAGGTTTACGATATGCGCATAATGTAATCTTTACACCGTCTATAGTTGTTACTTCATCTTTGTTTTTCTTATTCATTCTCTATCCTTTTCCATTTGATAGAATAATTATAACATATAGACGAATTAATGTACACCGTTTTTAACGGACTTCAGGTGCCCTCAAGAGCATATATGCTGGTATACCCCTTCTAAAGCATATTTGATGCATTCTGGTGCATTTGGATCACATAAGTTGTTGATTTATAAGGGCTGAATTAGGCTAAAAATGGCTAAAAATGTTACTATACCAATTTCTGGAGCACCGAGTAGGATTCGAACCTACGGTTTTGCGGTTTTGCAGGCCGTTGAACGAATGGCGCAAAAACTTTGGTGCGAGAGACGGGACTCGAACCCGTATGCCCATTACAGGCGGTGGGTTTTAAGCCCACTGTGTATACCATTCCACCACTCTCGCATTATTTTCTAGTATTTTTACCTCTATACGTATCTGTTTGCGCATGACAATTTGGGCATAAACATCTGATTCTTAGTGGGCCTCCCGTGAGTCGAACACGGCACCAATGGATTATGAGTCCACTGCTCTAACCAACATGAGCTAGAGGCCCAGAACTTTAATCGGCTTTACTAAAATTGCCGTTCTTAAACCCTATAGTGCCGCCTTCTGCTTCAATTCGTTTGATAACATCTTCAAACAAGATTGGAGTAAAATCGGTTTGTTCTACGCAAACACAATGATAACGAACATCAATTTCATCACTGTACAAAACTTCTCCAGTTTTAGCATCAACACCACGAGCTTTACGCACACGATTTGCATGTAAGTGGCCATGAATGTTAGTGCCAAAACGACCCATTGAATCCGAGTGTAATGGAATATGACTAAGGATCATACCATTCATAACGTGATAAGCTCTAATCTCTCTAAAGTACAAGCGATATTCGTCATCTTTAAAGATATCGTGGTTACCACGAATTAAAACTTTGTCGCCGTTTAATCTTGGCATAATCTTTAAGGCTTTACGATTAATAACAACGTCACCTAAATGATACACTTTGTCAGTAGGCTTTACCCGCTCGTTCCAACGCTTAACCATTTCTTCATCCATCTCATCAGCGTTATCCCAAGGCCTTAACTTTGTGACACCATCATTACGCGTGAAGCGACATACGCCAGTGTGACCGAAATGCGTATCGCTAACTAAAAATACACTAGGCATATATTGCTCCTTTCATTGATTAATATAGCTATTATACTATATAGACGATTTATTGTACACCGTTATTTAATTTTCTTCGATGAATCTGCTTCATCTTTATCTTCGCGAATTTCTACTAGACGCGGAAGAAAGAGAGATTCTTCACCCTGTTTATTTTTAATTCTAGCATTATACAATACAGTTGCTATCTTTCCGATTACATTAAAGTTGGTACGCTCTTCGTCTGTTAAACCAGAACCAACATCAACTTTAACAACGCCGTCTTCACTTTCGCATATGTACGCTCCAACCATCCCTGTGTATTTTCCAGTTCCTGGTTGAATATCAATAATACGAAGATCACAATCTAATTCGGCTTTGAATTTTATTTGAGTCTTAACACGCTTATCTTCCCAGACTCCACTGCCGTCTTTAAGAATAATACCTTCATGGCCAAGAGACAAATAATTCTGGAAAATGCCCTGTGCTTCTTCGATGTTCTGAACAATTTCACTTGACACAATCCATATCTTTTTATCTTGAGGTTTTTGTTTACTTACAATTGCTTCAAGACTAGAAAATCGTTTTGAATATGGAGTTACACAACGCCCACTGATAAATTCTTCATAGGGAATTAGATCCCAAAGTGATGCATGAACCATTGATGCTTCTTTGGCTGATATAGTACCTTTGTTTGCTTTGTTAAGAATGCCATTACCTGATTGCCGATCGAGAAATTGGTAATCAAATTCGTCCATTACTAAAAGTTCACCATCAAACACACAATCGATCTTGCCAGCCAAGGCAGCAAATTCTTTTTCAAGATTACCAAGCAATAGAATCTCTTTGCCATTACGACTACGAAATTCTACTTTGCCGGCGCGAACAATTGCATTGAAACGCATGCCGTCCATTTTCATTTGAGCATACGCTGGGAATTTCATCTTGCTGATAAGCTTCTCATCGAACGGAGTGCATAACATACATGGGTATGTATGTATAAGCTTTGGCCAGATTTTATTAGCAGTAGAGTCTGAAGCGCCACACTTAAGATCTTTGCCAATGACACGTTCAATCACTTGAGCGTCATGTTCAACAAGTGAACTCAAGAGTTTTGTAAGATGTTCGATCGCAGCATTACCCGTAACTTGCCGTGTAGATAACATAGCCAAACTATCAAGCACTGCGTCAAGCGAGTCTGCTTGATTTGCCTGTGCTGGTGTATATGCTGGAATTTTACGCTGGTAAAATTGAGTGAATGGATCATAGGCAAGAAAGTAAACACGCTTCAAAAGAGCGTTATTTTTTTCACGCAAGATAATCGCTTCCTTCTCAAGGCGAGAGGAAGTTGCTTCTAGTTCTTTCAAGATATTAAGAATCATATGTATATAAACCTCATTAAGATAGTTTATTATAAACCATCTACGAATTATTGTACACCGTTATTTTATAGTGGTATACTTTTTTATGACTTCTTTTGCTTCTTCAAAGCCTGTTTGCTCAAGAATCATATTTTCAAGAGCAATATCAACTTCTTCAAGAAGCCATTCGACGTACTCAATCTCGCTGTCTGGTAATTCTGCCAGCCAGCTTGCGAGGAGATATTGTTCCATCGAAAGAATAACTTTAAGATTTTTTTGGTGTTGTTTCCTCATTTTTCATTTGCTTTGGAATGAAGCCATGTTCGGCTGCGAGATTTGCAGTAATTTTCTTGTATAGCTTATTTAGCTTCTGATCTTTAATAGCAATGAGGACTTTTGCTTCAGAGGGATGAATATTTTCAATTAGTTGAATGAACAGATGTTCTTTACGCGCTTTAACTAATTGCTTAGCTTTAGTAAAAATATAGAACTTCTTAGTTTCTTGAGTGAAATTTGCTGGAGACATTCCTAAAGGACCAGCATCTTCTTTAAATGGAGGTGTTCCTTCTGGCAAATCAAACTTATGCTCTGGCAGAAATGCGTGCTGAAAGACAAACCTAAGTGCTGAGTTATCTTTATATTTTGCTAAAGCACTTGGATCATCGTTGACTTCATTTAAAATTTCAACAATATATTTAGTAGCCATTAAAACTCCTCTATTTCATTTAGCAAGTTACGACACTTGTTTTTAATTAAGTAATTCATGATTGCATTTTTATCGCCTTTAGGCTCTACTTCAAATGCTTCTATAATAGTTTGTTTTACGTCTTCTGGAATATATTTGAAGTCAACTAGTTCTATGTTACGTTTCCAATTACGGCGTTCTTCATCATTCTTACACGCATTAAAACCGTTATCATTGAACTCTTGAAGACGTTTTGCACTAACAGATTTTTGTCGTTCACCTATCATAAACACATCGTCTTTAGACATAATGTTAGGTACACCATCACCGGCGTCACCTTTTACAATATGCTCTACCAACCAAGCTTGCAATTCTTTTTTATTAACTACAATTTGTTTCTTAAGCATTGGACTAAATTGCTTTACATTATCATATGCATGCAATTGCTTAAAATCTTTATCAGATGATACAATCATTACTGGTTCACACTTACCAAATTCTTGAGTAGTTTCAACGAGAACTGCAATAACATCATCTGCTTCGCAACGATCTACATGAATTACTTTATAGTGAAAATAAGACTTGATATCTTCACGAATTTCTGATAGTGTATCGAATATAACCTTCCAATCTAGATCAGATTCTTCACGAGCTTTCTTGCGCATTCCTTTGTAATTAGGAAAGTATTCTTTACGCCAATAATTGCGACCATCACAGGCGATAACAATATCGCCAAATTCTTTTCCAAATTTTTTCTTGTATGATTTAATGGAATTTAATGCTACGTGACGGATGAGATCTATTTTGTTGCTATCACTAGTTTTTTTCAAGTCTGAGCTAAAAGCAAGAATTGATGCTAC